ACATGGGGTTCGTACCGCACCCACGAAGTTCCGCGACCGCCGAGGAATCTATCCTCGACATCGTATTTCATGGTCGAGCGGAAGTCGCTGTAATGCTCAATCTCGAAGTCGATGGCGCGTTCGATGAGGCGTGATGCCACGCGGCCCACGGGGTCGTTGTCACCGAAGCGGCGCTGTACATCAGCCTTTGGGAGTTTGGCGTAGACGGCGGGAATCAGCGTCTGGACATTCGACCACAGGATGTTGAACTTCGCCGTCTCGTTGCCGCCAGAGCCACGGGTGTCGTCGCGGTAACGCTTGACCAACTTCTTGACACGCGCCTGCCACTTGGCGAACTCGTTCTCGTAAGTACCCACAGCACGCAGGTACTTCTCCAGTTCTTGGCTTACGCGCTCGTCCATGTTCAGTCCTTCTTGTTTCGCGCAGAGATGGCACTAGCCTTCGCACGCGCATCCTCTTTGCTCGACGCGCCCCATGCACGCAGCGCAAGAGCAAGGCGGGTAGGCTTGCCGTTCTTCTCCATCGGCCCCGGCATACTGCCCATGCGTGCGAGAAAACTAGCGCGGCGAGGATTGTCACCACCCTTCACGGGAGGCTTGAGCGTGCCGCCTGTCTCGGCCTTATACGATGCGCGGCCCTTTGCGTTGAGGCCACCCTTCGGGTTCTTGCCCTCGCTCCGTTGCCACGCTGCGCTCATCAGTAACCCTTCTTCTCGGGTTTGGCGGTCTTGGCAGACTCGCGGAACGCCTTTGCAGTCGGTGCGCCAGCTTCTCCGGGCTTACGCATACGCTCACCCGACCCAGCCTTGATACGCTCCTGCTTGGCTAAGATGTTTGCATATAAACCTGCTTTTCTCATGCCCATGCCCTCACAGGATTGTTTGGCATATTGATTGTAATGTGTGCAAGCATTTCAGCATTAAAATTGTTTGCATTAATAACACGCAAATTAGCATGGAAACCAATAACATTACGCATTACATTTTGCAAGCCATCTTCGGTGTTAACGGTTTCGCCGGTCGGCTTATACACTTCGCCCACGACATCGAGCGCGTAACTGTGCGCGTCCGCAACATGGTAGCCGCCCTCGCCCTGCGCGACGATGCCAGCGGCTTCCAGAGCGGCGTACAGCGCGTCGGCGTCGGCGGCTTTGAGGTATAGGTCGTTCATGATGTTAGCGCCTGAAGTTGTGCGTTAGCGAGGCGGGTGGGGTAGTAGGCGATGCGTTGGATGTAGCCGTTTAACTTTTGCCCAACTGCAACATCGCCCAGCGCAAGCCTTGTAACTGTCGGCAAAGTGCCGGAAGTGTCTGCACTTCCGAGTGTTCCGTTTGTAGCCTGCTGAAAATTATTCAATTTATATGAACCTGCAATCTTAATGACAGTGTTTGCTGTCATTCCAGAAATGGCTATTTGCGCTTGACTGACGCCGCCATCTCGCACTAAAAAATTTGAATTTCCTGCGGGGGACACATAGATTGCAAATGCCTCGTTAAAAGTACCGTCATCAATTTCAGCAAAGCCGTTATTCGACCCTGATGCAACGGCAAATGGATATTGCGCTTCTACAAACAGCGTCCCCTCCACCGCGTTAAACCACGACGAGAAATTCGTCCCCGTCATGCTGGCCACATCTGCGCTTCGCGTTAGGGCGGTGGTGGTCGTGGGGATGTAGGAGGTAGCAAACGCACCGGCTTCGAGTTGGGCGCCCCAGACAAAAATCGTCTTATCACTTCCAGTATAAACTTCTAGTCCACGTTGTGACGCAGTAAATGTCGTGCCGTCAGTCGCCATGCCAATTCTGGCGGCGTTTCCAGTCGTAGTGCCAACAACAAAAGTTATTGTGCAGCGATACCAACCGCTACCTACTGATGTAATGCTAGAAGATGTAACAGACCAGCCAGCACCGGAAGCAACGGTTGACCCTAATGTGCCAGCAGACAAATCAAACTTGGCAGACGCATAAGAGCTTGCTGACCCAGAACAAGCAAGAATTGCGTACTGTCGATTTACGTTTTTCAGGAACGCCGACAACGTATAAGTTGTTCCCGTCGTCGTCACAATGCTTTGGTTAACATCGTGAACCCCATTGGCTACATCGTCGTCAAATGTTTCCGCCGTACTTGTCCCATCTGGCGCGGTCGTTGTGTTAGCCGTGACAGTTACGTTTGCCGTCGACCAAGTCGTCGCAAAATTTTCTGACTGCACCAGCAGATTCGTCCTCTGCTCCTCAATCAGCAAGCCACGCGGGGCGAGGGTGGAGGGGTTGTAGTCGAAGCGGGGGGCATTGACCGCCGCGCTCGTCAGGACTCCCGCGCTGTTGAAGAATGTCGCAGTCGAGGCGCGGGTGAAGGTGATGCGGTTGTCTAAACTTGTTGCACCCGCAAACTGAAGGTCTATCGTCGGCTTCGGGAATGTAGTGCAACCCCAAGTGGCAAGCATGGCTTTATGACCAAAATACCGTGCAATCAACCGTGCCGCTGATGGTCACCACAAGCGAGGTACTGAAACACCCCGGCATGGGATAAAAGGTTGCCGCAACTGGAGTGAAAGTGTTGACCAGAGTGTTTGAGCCATCTTGAACCTTGATTGTCGGGCTTGACGATGCGCTGGCAACGAAAATTCCGAGCAACCCGCCCGTTCCCGTGTACAAGGTGGTTGTGGAAGTAATGTTCCTGTAGTTCTGGCTTTCTGTAACCGGATTACTCATATTCGCGCCCTCCTTGAGACGCTGCGCTCATGCACTTGCCACATATCGTTTAGGGTGACCTCGTTCTGCGGCCCAACGATTAGCACCTTGCCATCCAACGGCTTTTGCGCGGCAGGCTCTTGCCTCCACGCAACTGCCAGCATACGGAAAGCGTCAGCAGGGTGTGATGTCCAATCATGTCGGGGTGATGCCCTGAACGCTTTCTTGTCCTCATCATACTCCCGTTGGTACTGCCGTAAAGCCTCTATCCCGTCGCCACATTTTACGGAATTGAACCAAGTTCGGGGCAACATTTGGCGAACTGCTTGGATTCCGTCCTGTAGGCCAATGTTCGGAACCACCGATAGATTGGCTATCCCGAGGTGGTCAGCCAACTGCTCGACGATGCTGCGACCCGTCTGAAGGCTCTTTGCCCGAGCGTCATGCGGCAGGTAATGCTTGGCATACCGATAACCTTTGTTAACGACTACCTCGGCAATGGCGCGGATGTCTGCACCCGAGATGGCGAAGAAGTCGATGACGCGCACCTCGCCGCTAATGACCTGATACCACCAGATAGCCGTGTCGTCGCGGTAGCCCAAGTCCCATGCCGTGTAGACGGGGTAGCCGGGGTCGTGCTGCACATCTGGGTTGATGCGGTGGTCTGCCTGTCGCATCTCTGTGCCGAAAAACGCGCCGAGGATAGCCGCCTCGAAACTGCACTCGTACTCTTGGAGGTACTGGTCTTCCGACAACTGCGCCTTTGCTGCGTTGAGTTCGCCCTGCGGTAGCAGTCCTGATTGGCTAGCAGGTAGGCGTAGCAGGAACCACTCATCGGGCAGGCGCTGGGCAGTCTCGTAGATGTCCCAGAACTGGTTCTTGCCCTTCGGCGTACCGGCGAACACAGCCCACCCCTGCTTGTCCGATAGGGCTGGGCGTATGACATTGCCGAACACGCTGGGCTTGAAGTCGCCGTATTCGTCTAGGTAGATACCGCTGAACCCAAGGCCACGCATAGCATCTGCATTGTCGGCTCCAAACAGGCTGACCTTTACGCCGTTAACCAGCGTAATAGTCATCTGCTGCTCGTTTGCGTCTTTGATGAGCGGTTCGGAGAAAAACTTAAAATAATCCCATGCGATGCGCCGTGCCATGTTTTGGTATGGCGCAACGAATCCAAACAAACCGTTCGGCCCTTTGTACATGATGGCCGCCCGAATGATGTCGTTGACGGCTGCAACTGTTTTACCTGCACCTGCGGCGGTGGGCGACTAAACACGCCCACCGCTTGCTCCTGTCATGGAAAGGCAAAAACGCCTTTCGAGGGTTATATGGCAGGACTACATCCATGCCCAATTTTTCCCGCGCCAAACTTCGTAAATTGCGCTTTTGCTTACGCCATACTTTTTTGCGTATTCAATGCCTGACAACGCTTTTGCACGAATGTCCTTCACGGCATCTTCTGTTAACCGCGCCCATTTCGCATTGCGACCCCGATTGTTTGGCGTGAAGTTGCGGCCCTTACGCACGCAATCTTGCATATTGTCTGACAGCGTTCCGCAGAACAGATGATTCGGGTTAACGCAAAGAGGCTGGTCGCAGTGATGCAATATGCACTCGCCTTTAGGAATATCGCCCCTGTAAAGCCGCCATGCTACTCGATGCGCTTTCGCGGTTCCCTCATCGCGGCGACCGAGGCCAATGACCCCGTATCCGTGTTCTTTCGTTGCGCCCGTCCAAAGCCAGCAACCCGTGTTTGGCTCGGGCATAACCTTGTCGTGGAACCTATCCCACAATGACCGGCGATACCGATGGTCGCCCTTTGCCATTAGTTGGGTTCGCCCCAGCGGATGTTCAGTTCCTGCGGTTTGCCATCCGGGCCGCTGTGTTCGTGGCGTGCGAGTTTAGGCACATGGTATTCGAGTAGGTCGCTGAAGCACTTGAACGCAGCCTCTGCGCCCTTGTCTTGGTGTATCTCGTCGAGCCAGCCTTGCAGTCGCTCTGCGTTGTTGTCCACAAAAGCGGCTATCGCCTCCCGTGCGGCGGCGGTTGACTTGTTCGGGCTTCCTTTCGGTCTTCCTGCTGGCATACCGGGGTTAATATATCTCGATTGTTTATCTAATGAAACTATCTTTACCGCTGTTGCCTTGGGTTAACTCGACGCGCTTCTTCTTCGTGTAAGCGTTCAGCGTAGCGTGTGCTTTCTTCCGGTGTTTTGAATTTGCCGAGGTGTTCGCCGGTTCGACGATAGTGCTTGATGGCTTCATCTTCACTTACGATGCGCCCGTTGACGACCGTCGGGATAAGGACTTCTTCGCCGTCGATGTTAACGCCCATGCTGCGTATCGTGCTGATACCGCCTTCGCCGGGGATTTCGTTCTTTACGCCAAGCCGCTCGTTAAGGTT